AATGCTCAGGCCACCACGCGCCGCCGACGAAATAGCCAAGCCGCGGATCAAACGCGCCGACGATCTGCACGCCGGGAGCGCCGATGATGCGCACGTACTGGCCCAGGAGGTAACGCTGGTTCATTCCGTAGCCTCTTCCGGAGTTTTGAACTTGTCGCCAAAACCGGGCCACCCATAACCGTGCTCAATCTTTCCTTCGGAATGGCATTGCTTGCAAAACATCGACGCCTTGCCGTGGTTTGCCCTGCCATCAAACGGCGCAATGAAAAAGTCGACAAGCGGCTTTTCAGCCCCGCACTTCCCGCATTTCTTTCCCAAACCGTTTTGCATAACCAATCCCCTGTCTACGTTAACCAAAACAACCCTGCCCGCTGGTGAAGCCCTGAGCGAAAGGCGAACCCATCCCAAAGGAATGGCGTTTACCTTTACGAGATTGCCCGCCGGAGCCAGCCCCTCGCTTACGGCGATTTCAGACTTTTTACATCATGCGCTGCCTGCTGCTTGCAGGCCAAAACGGGCCACCGTCCACACAATCCGCATTCCCGACGCGCTCTGAAATCCACCCACGCTGCCACCTGTCGCTTTCTTGTGGCCCTTCAAGCGCCGCCGTTCAGCGGTTACCCCTCACTACTCGGCGCCGTTTGCTGCTAATCAACCCTGTTGCAATGCTTGCCTGATCCCTTGCGCGAATCTAAATGTCCCCACTCTTCGGTGCCAGTCGTTTGCGTCTTCGCCTGGTTCGCTGCTCATAATCCATTTGCGCCCTGATTCTCGCGCCGCTCTAAGGCCTGTGCCGCTAGTGTCGTTGTCTGCGATCACGATACCGCCTTCACAAGCGCGCGCCATTTTTTGCATATTATGCGCCGAGAAACAGATGTGAATTCTGTAACGCATCTTGAGCGCCGACAGTGCAGCCCGGACTGACAACCCAGTCGCGTACCCTTCGCAGAAAAAATCCCTGCCCTTGTTATCGATCACGTATTCCGCGCCGCTGCACTGCTGCCCAAACAGAAATCGCTTGTCGCCGTCCGCCGTGATCGACTGCACGCCAACCAGCCGACCGGAAACGCGCATCGGGATTAACAGCAATGGCCCGGAATCGCTCGCCAGAACATTGCCGCGCTCGTCAGGAAAGCCCTTGCCATCGAGGTAGGCGTGCTTTTCGAGCGTCGCCTGATGCAGCATATCGGCCGCTCGCTTTGCGGCCCTCTGACGGCCTTCCTGTAGCTCTCTGGCGGCTTTTTCGCAGCGCCGGCGGATAGCATCAGCGTCGATCCGAATGTCGCTGTCGCTGTCAGGAAACCACGTAGCCACATCGGTCATGGTCGCGTGATTCTGGACGTGTGCATGGTCGCCAACATGCTTGTAAGCGCCGTTGCGGCGTTGAGGATGATCGGTAGTTGGCACGCGCACCCATCGGCCGAATTCCACATGACGGACAATAAGCCCATGCGCCGCGGCAAAATCTTGGAACATCATGCCGCCACCTCTGCCGACAGCATCAAACAAATCTTTTGCGCGATTTCTTCCCTAAGCTCTCGGCAAAGACTGGCGGACACGATGGCGACCAGCACTTCCTCGCCATCCTCGTCTGGCGCATTGATAAACGTTGCCTCTCCTGATTTGGTGCGGCCATGATTCCAAGAGCAGCCGTCCAAAATTACCGCCCCGCTCATGCCGCCGCCTTCTGCGCCATTTTTGCGCGCGCGATGTTGCGCGAGCGAATCCACCCGATGGCCTCAAAGCTTGGCGTCTTGGGTTCTGGCTGGCGCATTTTCGGCTCTACGCCAAACTTCTCCTTGTAAGCAAAAAACGCATAGCCCGGCTTATATCCGCGCGCCTGTGCGTATCCGAGAAGCTGCGCATAGAAGTCCGTCTTGTAGGCCATGCTGTGCTTGCGATTCGCAGCATTTCCGCCAAGCTCGACCATTTCCCCGGCAGTCTCGACAACCTCAGATCGCCGCAGTCGCACATGCCCGCAATGCGAGCAGGTATCGGACTTCGACGGCCAAAGCGACCCGCAGCGGGGGCATCGCGCTTTTTCTTTTTCGAGTTGCGATGGTTCCGGCTTTGGCTTCTCGGCGCCGTCGTCAAGTACGCTCACACCGTTGGCGCAAAGGTCGTCCCACTGGTCCCTAAATCTGAGGTAATTGCCCGAATGGTCAAGCCAGATCGCCTGCGTCTTTCCTTCAAAAGTCCGCATGACGCGGCCGATCTGCTGCACGTGGCTCGAAAACGATTTGCTGAACGGCCGCGCCGATACGCCGATCATCACGTCGCTCTGGTCGAACCCCTTGGTCAAGATGTCGGTGGCGATAATCCCGTTGATATCGGTGTCCGGCTTGTTGAATTCCTCAAGCACCTGCTGCTTATAATCGTCGTCGTCCTTGTAGCTGATTGACACAAAGTTATAGCCAGCCTCGCCGAACTTGCGCGACAAGTCCTCGCCATGCGCCACGCCGGAGCAGAAAACAATCGTCTTGCGTGGCCCGCCAAAAATCTCATTGGTCTTCGCCACCCACTCGGCCACGATATCCCCGGTGATCTGAATCCCGCGCTTCGTGGTTTCTGTCGCCGACCATTCGCCGGCGACTTTCTTCGCGCCGGTCATGTCAATTTCCGTAGCGATAAAAACGCGCGGCGCAATCAGCCAGCCTTGCGCGACAAGCTGATCAATCGTCACCGCCGATTCGACGCTCGAATAGACGGCGCCCATGCCTTTGGTGAATGGCGAACCAGACAGGCCGATGACCTTGACGGCCGGGTTGTTGGCGATGAATTCGGCCGTTTCCTTGCGCATGCAATGCGCTTCATCGATGATGAGCAGATCGACACCAGGGAAGCTCTCGCGCTTCTCAAGCGTCTGCGCCGTGCAAATCTGAATCTTCTGATCAGGCCGCCACCGATCACTACCAGCCATCATCACGCCATGGTCGATGCCGTACTTCCACAGCCGCGCGCTCGTTTGTGTGCAAAGCACTCGCCGGTCAAGGATCATTGCCGACCGCCTGCCCTTCTGCGCCGCCGCGTGCATCATGCTGATGGCTACCTCTGTCTTGCCAAAAGCGCACGGCCCATAAAGCACTTGCGCCCGATTGCCGGCCGCGAATCCTTGCCGGAGCTTGTCCAAAATCGTTGTTTGATGCGCCCGCAGTACCAGTTCCATTCTCATCCTCTACCGACATAGCGGCCGGCGTCGCTGCCTGTAGTCAGGCGGTTCGAGTCCCAGCTAGCTTGTCGATTTCCCGGCGCTGCAATCTGATCTGGTGCTTCAGTTCGCCGTTTTCAGCTTGGTAGTGGTCGCGCGATGCGGTAACGGCTTTCAGGGTTGCCGTCAGGACGCGGATTTCCTCGCGCAACCGCGCTATCAGCCCAGCCGCCTGCTCCTTGTCTTCAGGAGACAGATCGCCGGCCGCAGCCAGCGCAAGCGCGTCTTGCAGGTCTGAAATCTGGTCGTTTGCTGCGTCGAGTGGGGTGTATTCTGGCGGCGCCGGTTCGTCCGGTTCGGATGGCGTTTCTTCGGCTTTTGCTGCCTCGGCAGGCTTCGATTTCTTGCCGATATTCGCCGTGTTCATCGTCGTCGTCGTGCCGTGCTTGGTCTTGACGGTGCGCTGCTGCGTGGTTGTCACTTCGTTTTCACGAAGTGAGGATTTGCGCAGTTCAGCCACTAAGTGATCTCCGACGGCGCACCGCTTGGCAATTTCGTTGCTCGACCACTGCGACCACTCGGGATCATCGAGCAACGTCTGCACCGCCCGCCGCTTGTCGGCATTGCTGCGCCTCAGGCCGTGCTTGCTGTTCGCCGACAACGAATACAGGATCGCGTCGCGCAGCGTGCCGGGCGTGATGTCCTCGTGAATCGTCGTCCGGCCAGCAGCCTTGGCGCCGAAGTAGCGGTGGAATCCGTCAGCTAACCAGAAGTCTGACCCGTCGAAAAACAGCGTTACAGGCGGAAGAACGGCACCCGACCGAATCGCCTCGGCGTACTCGTCGACCGTCGCTTGGTTCAGCTCTGCGCGCGGCTGCGTGCCGCCATCAATGCGGATTTTGGATAACTCAATCATGCCCGGATCTCGGTAATTGTTATGCCCTGCACGGCCAGCAGGTGACGCTTGATCTTGTATGCCGCCGTGATCGCGCCTTTAACGTCCTCGACCACGCGCACCCCGTTTTTGTCGTAGACAAAATCAGCGAAGTACCGCAGCGCCGGTGACTTGCGCAGCTTGCCCGGCAGCAGCACGGCCGGAGCCAAAAGGAAAGGAACCTGTAATTTCAGGTCGCTGATCAGGCCCGCCGACTCCATCGCCGCCAGTTGCCGATACCGCAGCGCCTCTGCTGCGGAATCAAAGCTGATGCCGTCGACGATCGTCGAGACGTTGCGATACTTGCCGGCCATCAGGCAAAATCCTCGACATACGCCCTCGGCAAAAACTCGCGCCGCGTGAAATCGACGCCGATCTCTTCGCGCATCAGTTCCAACGTTCCGTGCAGCGACTCGACTGCGCGCGCTTCGTGCTTCACCGCATCGGCCAGGCGCGACTCGTTGAAACGCGACAGCGCTTGCCCGTTGCGCCGCATCGCGTTGATTCCGTCAATGCGCGCGCGTGCCGATGCGATATCGGTTGCGCGAAAAACAAGCTCTCGCGCCGCGTTGTCCGGCAGCGGGTACGGCAGCGCGCGGAATGCGTGGACCGGCCCGGTCGGGATCTGCAGTTGTGTCATTTCCCCGTCCCGAGATAGATCGCCGGAGCGTCAAGCATCCGGTCAAGCTCGTCCCGGTAGCCAACGAGCGCCGCATTGACGACGGCGAACGGCAGCGACAGCACGCGCCGCACGCATACCCACCGCTGGCGCTTGGCGTACTGCGGAGAGGACTCGATCAGGTATGGCCCTGCAGGTTTGCGCGTAATCACGACAGCAGCCCCGATTTCTGCGCCGCACGCAGCGCGACGGCAGCCTTGATGCGGCAGATGTCGCGGTCGGCCAGCGGGGTCTTTGATGCCGGGTCGGTCAGGTCGTGGATCTCAGCGAGAACCTCGTGCTGGAACCGCAACTGGTCAACCAGCCGCCGGACATGGCTCTCGCTTTGCGCCAGCGCACCGGCGTATTCGCCGTGTCCGTCCATCAGGTCCCCGAGTTGCTTCGGGTCAATAGGCCGGTTTCCCGGCACCGCTTCTTCGAGACTCATCATTACCCCCTTGTTAAGTGTTCTTCCGCCGCGTATCCAGCGCGGTCGGATTGCTGTCGGCAACACGAAGCACCACCATAGCTTCATGCAGTTTTTTCATGTCCCAGTCCTCGAGGAGCTGTTGATGAAATTGGTACGGCACTTCCCGGTAGCCGAGCAATATCCGTCGATCACAGCCAGAACTTCGGCTTTTGCCTCGAACCTTATCTCATGCAATTTCGCCACCCGAAAAAAGAAAAGCCGGACACCAGCGAGGGTGCCCGGCGAAACCGTGACGGACCAGACTGAACGCCACGGGGTAGGAGATGGTTTTCATGCGAGCGACAACATCCAATAGACGATGGCCGCGCAGGACGCCCCGAACGCCAGGGCGAACAGCAGTTCGCGTTCGGGATCTGTTGGAGGCCTGCTCATGCTGCGGCCTTTTCGGAGTTGCGCAGAACGGCCCAGTCAACGTCCGGGCGAAGGTCCTCGCATCGAACGAGTCCTCCGGTGGCCCGCTCGATTGCAGGGCAGCGTTCGGCTGGCGTTTGCCGTATTTCGTTGGCCCACTGGCTCAGAAGCACGGACGATATCCCGCCGAGCCGTTTCGCCAATTCTGTGGCCGGACCGTGTTGGTCTAGGTATGCGCGCAATTTCATTCTGCTACATTAGCGCAGCGCTAAACGAGTGTCAAGCGCTGCGCCAATTCCGGCAATTGTTGCGCTGCGCTATAACTCAATCATGATGCCCGTCGAAAAAATCAGAGTTGCTCGACTGGCGCTGCTCGTAGAAGAGTGCGGCGGCGTCGGACGGCTTGCTGACGCGGTCGACAAAAGCCCCTCGCAGATTAGTCAATGGATCAACTCGTCCCCGGACTCCAGGACAAAGAAGCCGCGATCCATCAGCAATCAATCTGCGCGCGAACTGGAGCGCAAGCGCGGAAAGCCAGACGGTTGGATGGATCAGTCGCTTGATGACGCGCTCAGCAACGACCCTGCACAGCAACCCGCCAATACGCCAACCAAAGACCCGTTTATCGTTGCCATTCTTGCTGACCTTGCCAAGGCCCTTTCGCCAAACGAGCGCCAGACGCTTGAACGCCACCTGTTGGCGGAGTCCTCGAAATGGCTACTTGAGCGACAGGACAAGTCTGTTTCGGCAAAGCCGATCCCCAGGCCAGACCCAAAAGCACAGGCGTCGTCGTAACCCCAATCTTCGGCGCCGAAAAAAAGAAAAGGGACAGGCTCATAAACGCAGTTAATGATCGTCGCCAGGTAATCTGCCTGCGGCCCGCCGCGCTGCTCACTATGCGTTGCGATGCGTGCGATCAACCGTGATGCGCGAGATCCGCAATCGCCCCCCCGGGGGGTAACGCAATGGCTGCGAGCTGACGTATAGGGAATTGCGCCACATCAACAAACCGCCGATTGGCGGTATTTTTTTGCCATCAATTTTAGCGCAACGCTATTGACAGATGTTTAGCGAGTCGCTAACATTGTGTCCATCGGCTTCCAGCGCATCCCCCCGACTCCCGGCCCCGGCGGCCCGTTATTCCCCGACCGGACACAAGGCCAGACGCGGAACACCTGGCCTGCTGGAAGCCGATACCCGCAGGCCGCTTCACGCGCACCGAGGAGAACCAAAGTGATCCAGATCAAAAGCCGATTCACCGGAAACGTATTGAAGGAGGTTGACGCCGCCAACCTGCGCGGCGCCAACCTGCGCGGCGCCAACCTGTGCGCCGCCGACCTGCGCGCCGCCGACCTGCGCGACGCCGACCTGCGCGACGCCGACCTGTGCGGCGCCGACCTGTGCGGCGCCGACCTGCGCGACGCCGACCTGCGCGGCGCCGACCTGCGCTACGCCGACCTGTGCGGCGCCAACCTGCGCGACGCCGACCTGTGCGACGCCGACCTGCGCGGCGCCAACCTGTGCGACGCCGACCTGTGCGGCGCCAACCTGCGCGGCGCCGACCTGTGCGGCGCCAACCTGTGCGGCGCCAACCTGCGCGGCGAAAAACTCAAATCGATTCCGGTTTTCATCTACGGACTGAAATGGTTCGTGACGGTTACAAACGAGTTTTTGACCATCGGGTGCCAGCGCCACACACACGCCGAGTGGGCAGCGTTCAGCGACGAACAAATCTCGGACATGGACGAAGGCGCGCTTAATTTTTGGCAGATGTGGAAACCCTCGCTGCTTTCCGTCTGTGCCGTTCAAGCAGCAGTCAAGTAAGGGCCGCCAGCCGCGAGATGGACGCTCTGTTTGCCTGAGACTCGCAAGCCGCTTCACGCGCACCTTTCACGAGCTGTACCGCCAACAGAAGAGCGTTGTGCCGTGCATAAGAGAAGGCGAGGCGGCTTTCGAGTAACTACTGGCAGGCGCCTTGAAGACCCTGTCGCGTACGGCCCTCTGGCGCTGGGCAGGGAAAAGCAGTAGGCCCCATTCGCTCTCTCCCGCTCAGGGCGCCTGTCAGTAGCTGCTCAGCCCGTCCACCGGGGCATGACGTGGTGGCAATTGAAAGGCGCGACGCAGGCGGGAATCTGCGAGCAGCACTCGGGACCAGCGCCGCACGGCTGGCGTAGCGGGAACAGACGAAAGAACCGCGACAGCCGGAGAGACGGCGCCTTACAACCAGCAGGAGGGATTGATATGGGACTTGTTGATTGCATTTTGGTGGCGGCTCTCGCAGTCGTCGTTCCGCTGCTCATCGGCCAGTGCATCGGCGCGATGGGCGAAAACCTCAAGCAGGCGGACGACGCCTGGACTGGTGGCGACGATGACCGCTCTTGAGCAGGCAGCGGTTGAGATGCTGCGCAAGATCGTTGCCGAGGTCGCTGGCCCCGGAACCCCATACAGCGCCGACAGCTACTTGCCGGCTCATCTGATCTTCGACGCGCGCAGCGTCATCGAGGATTTCGACCGTCAAATGACCTTGGCAATGGAGGACGACCTGTGAAAACCCTGTTGTTTTTCCTGTTCCTGTTGGCCTGCTTCGGGATCGTCGGCCGCATCGACTACGAGGCCGCCATCGCCACGGATATGTCTTTCCGGCCGCATCAGACAGCAGAGGCCAAGCCATGATCGCCACAGCCACCAAATTCGATGCGGACTACGCTCGGCCGTGCATGAATCACCCGCACGACCCGCGCACGCCGATGGAGGACGACGAGGACCCAACGCTCGATGTCATCAGCGATGTTCGCAGCTTCCTGGCCATCGCCGAAGTGGCCGCAAAAAAAGGCGACCTCGGAAAGGCCCGTTATGCGCTAGCCGAGGCGTGCAAGTCCATCAGGGAATTTATCGGAGAGGATCAATGATCAGCACCCAACACGACCGCACAGCATTCATTGGCGGCAGCGACGTTGCCGCCATCCTTGGCGTATCGCCATGGAAAAGCCCATTCCAACTCTATCAAGAGAAGATCGGCGCCTTCTGCGAGGAAATCACCAGGGAAAAGCAGCGCCTATTCGACCGCGGCCACCGCTGGGAGCCGGTTGTTGTCGAGATGCTTGTCGACGAACTGCTGGACCGCGGGCACGACGTACAGATCATCGACCGCAACGCGCGCTACCAGGACCCCGAATTCCCGTTCCTTGCCTGCGAGCTTGACTTGGAACTGCTCATCGACGGCGAGGAGCACAACGCGGAAATCAAGACCGTCAGCCCGTTCGCCGCCAAGGCCTGGGGAGAGCAGGACACAGACGAGATCCCGCTCTACTACGCCGCCCAGGTCATGCACGGCCTGATGGTCAGGCCGCGCGAGCGGGCCATCGTAGCGGCTTTGATTGGCGTCGACGACCTGCGCCTGCACCAGATCGAGCGAGACGAGGAAACCATCGCCGCCATACGGGCCAAGGAGGTTGAGTTCTGGCGCCGGGTTCAGGAGCGCGACGCGCCGGAGCCGACAACGGCCGATGACGTGAAATGGCTCTACGCCAGGGATGGCGGGATTGTCATGGAGGCGGACGAAGAACTGGTCCGGCTGTGCGAAGAGATAAGGCAGGGAAAGGACATCGCAAAGCAATGTGACGCGCGAATCGAGACGTTATCCACGCGCCTCAAGTGCGCCATGGGCCACGCATCGACGCTGGTTTATCAGGGGCAGAGGCTGGCCACGTGGAAAAGCAACAAGGACTCCACAAAGGCCGACTGGCAGGCCGCATACCTGGACCTAGGCCCTGCGAAAGAGCACATCAAGCAGTTCACCAAGACCGTGGCTGGCGCCCGCCCGCTGCTCATCAAGTAAGGATCGACATGACCACCCAACAACTGCGAGCAATCGCAACAACAATGACAGGCCCGGAACTGGCTGTCGCAGCCAAGCAAACCGCCCAACAAGCAGGCTCCGCCACGGTGAAGAAATTCTTCGAGGCCAACAAAGGCACGCTAATGGCGCTGCTGCCGAAGCACTTCGACGCCGAGCGCATGCTGAAGCTCGCCCTCGGCGCACTGCGCACCACGCCGAAGCTCGCCGGCGCCAGCCTTAGCTCTCTTCTCGGGTCCGTCGTTACCTGCGCGCAGCTTGGCCTTGAGCCGAACACGCCGCTCGGACACGCCTACCTGCTGCCGTTCGAGAAGCGCGAGAAGCGGGGCGACCAGTGGGTGACGGTCGAAACGCAAGTGACCGTCATCATTGGGTACAAGGGGATGTTGGATCTTGCTCGTCGCAGCGGGCAGATAGTCAGCATCGCCGCGCATGAGGTCTGCCAGAACGACGAATTCCGCTTTGCCTACGGCCTTGACGAAGAACTTGTGCACCGGCCGGCAATGACCGATCGCGGCGCCGTCATCGGCTTTTACTCCGTTGCCAAGCTGGTTGGTGGAGGGTACAGCTTCGAGTTCATGAGCACCGACGAGGTGAATCACATCCGCGACAAGGCGGCTGAAAAGAACCGGGCGAAGAAGGGCAGCAATGGCCGGCCGATCATCACCGGGCCGTGGGCAGATAACTACGTCGAGATGGGCCGGAAGACCGCTCTTAGGCGCTTGTTCAAGTATCTGCCGATCAGCATTGAAAGCCTGGCCTTCGCCACCGCGATCGATGGGAATGTGGTGGCATCCGCAGCGCCTCTTGAGGAAGTGGCTTTCGATATGTCTCGGAACGACGAGACGGTCGATCAGGACACCGGAGAAATCACCCAGCCCCCCGCGCAGATCGAGCACCAACAGCCTGGCATGACCATCCCGCAGCAGGTCCGCCAGCCGGAGAGTGCAGAGCCTGAGTGGCGCCCCGACCCCGAAGAAGAAGCCGCCATCCGCGCCGCAGAGCTTGCCGAGTCGCAGCGCACCGCTCAGCCCGCAGCACGTCAGCGCCGTGAGCGCGGCGGGATTGGGTTGGAGTAACCGATGAAAATCACCGCCATCAAAACCGCCAACTTCCTCGGCGCCCGCAACGTCGACGTGAAGATCACCAAGCCGATCTGCCTGTTCGCCGGCAAGAACTTCTCCGGGAAGTCATCTCTGCAGGAGGCTGTGCGCATGGCGCTCACCGGAGAATCGGTGCGCGTCAGATTGAAGAAGGACTACCGGAATCTTGTCACCGACGGTGCAGAGGTCGGCTTCTGCGTCGTCGAGCACGACGGCGGACAATCCGCCATCACATTGCCGAACGGCGCCCACGAACACACAGGAAACCGCCAGCCGGCCATCCTGCCTTTCGTCCTGGACGCACAGCGTTTCAGCGGCCTGCCACCAGACGAACGCCGGCAGTTCCTGTTCGGTCTGATGGGAATGCGAGCAGACAGTGAGACTGTCGGCGCCAGATTGCTGGACAAAGGTTGCGACCCGCTCAAGACAGACCATATACGACCTTTCTTGCGCGCAGGCTTCGACTCGGCCCACAAGGAGGCGCAAGCCAAGTCGCGCGACGCCAAAGCGGCATGGCGCGCGACCACCGGAGAGACGTACGGCAGCGTCAAGGCTGCCACATGGACGGCGCCCAGGCCGGCACACGACTCCGGCAAACTGAGCGCCGCGCGCAGCGAACTATCAGCGGTTACGGCAATGATCGAGGGCGCCGCTGCCGACATCGCAGTGATGCAATCCGCCTCCGAGAGACAGGCGAAGCAGAGCGCCAAGATTGCCGAGCTTCGCGATACCGCCAAGCGCTACGCCGCCATCGAGGCCAAGCTGACCAAGGATCAAGCAGAGCTTGCGGAGTGGCAAACCAAGGTAGCGCAAGAGGAAAACAAGGGCGTTGGAAAGCGTATGCCCGTCGAGCCAGCCTACTCATGCCCCAAGTGCGCCGCCAAACTTCGCCACGATCACGCCAACGGCGCGCTTGTCGAATTCACCCCGCCGCCGATCGTTACCGATCCGTCAGACCCTGGAAGGCTTGCCGAGTGCCAGCGCGCCCGCGACCTGTTGGCGCGATCAGTCGAGAACGACAAGCGCGACCTCGCGGCCGCCGACCTGGCCGCCCGCACGCTGGCGGAGATTGACGACGCCAGGAGCGACCCCGCGCCGGCGCCGGAAGAAATCGAGGCCAAGAAAGTGAAGCTTGCCGAGGCGCGCAAGGAACAGACTCGCCTCGCCGGTGTCGTCAAGTCGCTGGAGGCGGACGAGCGCGCCGCGGCGATCGCCGACGAAAAGACCGATCTGGCCCGCGGCCATCACCGGGACGTGGCGCAGTGGGAAGAAATTGCCGCCGCACTGGCGCCGAACGGGATCCCAGGGGAAATTCTTGGAGAGGCGCTCGGGCCGATCAATCAACGTCTCGCGTCTTCGGCGCTCATGACGGAGTGGACACAGCCATTGGTCGATGGCGACATGACAATTACTGCTGGCGGACGGCTATATGCCCTGCTCTCGGAGTCCGAGAAATGGCGTGTCGACGCAATGATCGCCGAGGCCATCAGCCACTTGTCTGGCGTCAAGCTGCTTGTGCTGGACCGCGTCGACGTGCTCGACTTCGTGGGGCGAGAGGATTTGCTGTACTGGCTCGACGGACTGGCGGAAGACGGAGAAATCGAAACGGCGCTGCTGTTTGCCACGCTCAAAGCGCTGCCGTCGTCATTGCCGCCAAATGTCGGTGCAGTCTGGATCGAGAACGGCGTCACCGGGAGGCCAGAATGACCGCCACGACAGAAGAAGTCACAGACCGGGTTGAAACGCTGATCCTGATGGCGCTTGACGCCAATCACACGCACCAATGCCGCACGACCCCGGTACTGCGAAACAGGACAAGCAAAACCAGCAGTACTGTTCTGGAAATCCACGACCAGGGCGACAGCCTGCCATTTGAAACGATGCGTCCGGATTCGGCGTACACGCACGATCTGGTGGACGGCAGGATTTACGCCACGCACCACACCAGCCTTGCGGCGCATCCGGCGGAAGTGCTCGGTGACGAAGCAGAGATCGCGCTGTTCAGCGAGCGCGACATGCTTTTCAAGTGGAGAGGATTTCGACGGCTATCACGGCCGCCGAAGGGTCTGGCATACCTGGGGACGGCCACACACTGGTACGAGATGCACCAGCGGATTGTTTATCAGGCCGGGCATGGCACCTACACCAAGCGCGTTATCCCGATCGATCGTGCTGGCAACCCTCTGCCAGCAACGTACCACGGGCACGTGATCTGCATGACGGGTGCAGAGGGCATAACGCTGATCCTCTGCGCATCGGTGATCGAAGATGCGCTCAGGGCGAACACGATGCTTGCGCAGGTGAGGGACGCCACCGAGATCAAATTTCCTGTCCCGATCGGGTGCTACAAGTCGGTGTTTGCTGGAAGAGACGGGCCATGGGCGGGAGACAGGCGGAAAGCGATCGTGCATTGGGTTGCCTCGCACCTTCGCCGTTCGCCGCGAGGAACTGAGCACGTTGTGCATGAGCACGCCCGCGGGGTGCAGGAATTCACGCTTGATGGGATGCGGGTGCGTCTGTCGCCATGCGCCTGGGGGCGCAACTAACCGAAATCAGGAAAGGATCACAATCATATGAGCACATCGAAGCAAGTGTACAACGGCGCCAGGGCAAAAATCCTGCGCGCGCTATTGGCGGATGGAATGCTGACCGTGAATGAAATCGCAGACGCGGCTGGACTGACGCAGAAACAAGTGCTGGACAACGCCAACCAGGCCAGAGTCTCCGGCCTCGTCAAGTCGGGCCGTGACGACGTGACCAATCTGTTGGGATATCAGATCACTGACGCTGGGCGCGAATGGCTTGCGGCGAACTCCAATACCCATTCCGGATCTGATCCAACTCACAAGGAATCCTTGACAACTGCCGATGCGCCAGCCGATGAAGTTGCCGTCGAGCCAGGGACCACAACGGCAGAAGAAAGCCGGAATTTGTACGCCGTCTCCTGCTCATCAACGGATCTTGCATGCCAGATGATCGCCGAAACGACTTTTGAAGATGCGCAGCAGAAGTGCATTGCACTGGCCTACGAATCTGGCGCAGACGTCACGCTGTGCCGCCTTGTGCCTGCCGGGAAGACCAGAACCATTGTCGCCTTCGTCGAACAATGAGCGTCGCGGGGGACATCACCATGACGACCGTCACGATTCAGGACATCATTCTGGCCGAGGTTGCAAAGTCAGGACCGATCTACACCGACGACCTTGCCAAGGCCGTCGGCCTTCCGAGGCAGCAAGTGGTATGGGGTGCGTCGCACGTCCGCCGGAAAGGGCTGATCAGATCCAACCGGGCAAACATCAACACGCCATGCCGGTACGCGGTTACCAATGCGGGAAGAATCAAGTTGGGAATGCCACCGGTGGAAGAAATTTCCCCGGAAGAAAGACGGCCAAATCCGGATCCTGTTGCCGCCGCGGCGGTTCCGATACCAGAAAACCCGCTTGATCTTGCCTTCCAGATTGAGGCGCTTGCCAAGCTGGCGCAGGATATCGCGGAAGAGAAAGCAAATGCGAGGGTGGCAATCCTGCTAAAGGTCGAGAAAAGCGCTCGGTCGAATGCGATATCGCGCGCACAGACCAAGGCCAAGAATCACTCGGAAACCCTCAAGATTATCTTGTCCACGCCAGGGCTGCGCACCTACGAGATAGCCAAGGCGGCCGGCCGGAATGACTCGACGATTCGCGGGATACTTCGGGAGATGGAGTCAGAAGGCAAGATTCTAAGCATCGGGAACGTGAAGGTTGCGAGATGGGTGGCGGCATGAGCTACGAGCAATTTGTCGCCGGCAAGCTCGGCATCGTCGCCAGCCGTGGCATTGATTCGGAAGTCGAAGGATATGCCCTGTTCCCGCATCAACGCGACCTGACACGATGGGCATTGCGGCGCGGTCGAGCGGCGATCTTTGCTGATACCGGCTTGGGAAAAATGCGCATGGCGATCGCCTGGGCGGATGTCGTCACGCTCACCACCGGCAGGCCCGTAATCATTCTCTGCCCGCTGGCCTGCGCGGCGCAGTTTGTCGCCGAGGGCCTGCTGATGGGAATCGCTGTGACGCATTGCCGCGAGTCGGAAGACGTGCGGCCGGGAATCAACATCATCAATTACGACCGGATCCACAAGCTGGACATGCGCCAGTTCGCCGGGGTTGCGCTTGACGAGTCGTCGATCATCAAACACCACGCCAGCAAGACGCTTGCGCTGCTCATGGCGGCATTTGCCGACACGCCTTACAAGCTCTGCTGCACCGCGACGCCATCGCCGAACGATTGGACCGAGCTAGGCACCCATGCCGAATTCCTCGGGGTACGCAGCCGCGCCGAGATGCTGGCCGAATTCTTCGTGCATGACGGCGGCGATACGTCAGTCTGGCGCCTCAAGGGCCATGCGCGCGCCGTGTTCTGGCGGTGGGTAGCCAGTTGGGGCGCCATGATTCGCTCGCCTGCGGATCTCGGATACGACGCCAGCGCCTACGATCTGCCGCCGCTCACGATCCATCAGCATACCATCGAGATCGAGCACAACCCGGAGCACGGCTTGTTTGCAATGGAGGCGCAGACGCTTACGGAGCGCCGGCAGTCGCGGCGCGACAGCATGGCGGATCGCGTCAAAGCGTGCGCCGATCTTGTCAATTACAGCAGCGAACCGTGGATTGTCTGGTGCGACCTGAACCCGGAAGGCGATGCGCTCGAAAAGCAGATCGCCGACTCGGTTCAGGTTGCTGGCGCCGACGACAACGACACCAAAGAGGCGCGCATTGTCGGATTCTGCGCAGGCAAGCATCGCGTGATCGTGTCCAAGGCGAAGATCATGGGATGGGGACTGAACTTCCAGCACTGCCCGAACCAAGCCTTTGTGGGCATCAACGACAGCTACGAGGGGTTCTACCAGGCCGTTCGCCGTAGCTGGCGATTTGGCCAGAAGCGCCCGGTCAAAATCCATGTTTTCGCTAGCAACCAGGACGGAGCAGTCGTCGCCAACATCGCAAGAAGCAAGCCGCAGCGAAAGAGATGGCCGATGCGATGGCCGCAGAAACGCTTGGCGCCGTCCGTGAATCTGTCCTGGGCGCAACAAAAGACAGCAACGAATACGCGCCACAGCGCCGCGTTGAACTGCCTGCATTCCTGCGGAGCGCGGCATGAGCCAGACCAAAAGGCAGTCGCTCATCGAGTCGTGCCTTAACGTGGCCATCGGCTTCGGCGTATCGCTTGCGGCTCAGGCGGTCGTGCTGCCGCTTTTCGATATCAGTGTTGATCTGGCGACGAATTTGTACATCGGCGCAATTTTCACCGCCATATCCATCGCCCGCAGCTATTGCGTGCGGCGGCTTTTCAACCATCTGCACGGAGCAAAATCATGAACTGCCTCGACCAATCCACAGGCGAAAACTACACGCTGATTAATGGCGATTGCATAGATGCACTGAAAAACCTGCCTGCTCAGTCGATCGACTACAGCATCTTCTCGCCGCCGTTTGCCACCCTCTACACGTACAGCAACAGCCCGCGCGACATGGGCAATTGCCGAACGCATGACGAGTTTTTCGAGCACTTCGGCTACCTGATTAACGAACTGCTGCGCGTGATCAATCCGGGACGGAATGTATCGTTTCACTGCATGCAGTTTCCTGCCAGCAAAGAGCGCGACGGTTACATCGGACTGAAGGATTTTCGCGGAGATCTGATCCGGTCATTTCAGGCGAAAGGATTCATTTACCACGCAGAGGTTGTCATTTGGAAAGACCCGGTGACGCAAATGCAGCGCACCAAAGCACTCGGATTGCTGCACAAATCGGTGCGGGAAAACTCGGCGATGTGCCGGCAAGGTCTTCCCGACTACCTCATCACGATGCGCGCTCCTGGAGAACAAATTGACCGAGTGAAGCACCCGCACGACAGTTATCCGGTAAGCCTCTGGCAGAAGATAGCCAGCCCGGTATGGATGGATATCGATCCGTCCGATACGCTGCAATACCATAGCGCACGCGAGCACGACGATGAGCGCCACATCTGCCCTCTCCAACTGGAGGTTATCCGTCGCGGAATCGAGCTTTGGACCAATCCCGGCGATGTCGTGCTGTCACCGTTCGCCGGGATCGGCAGCGAGGGACACGTCGCATTGCAGATGGGCCGCAGGTTCGTCGGTGTCGAGCTGAAGGAATCCTACTACCGGCAGGCGGCGCGGAATCTGGAAAACGCGCTGCGAGTGAGCGGCGATTTGTTTGCGGAGGTTTCGGCATGAGCAACGGACCGGAGCTCCAAGTCCCGTACCACGGTGGAATTGATCGCATGACGCTGCGGGATTATTTCGCAGCGATCGCGCTACATGGTCTGCTTGTTGGCAGCAACAACGCGACAAGCGATCTTGTGGAATGGGCATACGAAGCGGCAGACGCCATGATGGCTGAAAGGGCGAAAAGATGAGCTTGCACGACGAAATCCTTGATATCCGTGGAGACACGGAAGAAAACAACGACAAGTACTTCCTTGGACTATGTGACGCCAAGCAAGAGGCCTCCGCGTTGGCGATCAAGGCAGACGCAGAAATCGCCCGCCTGCAATCGCAATTCTGCCCGTCGAAATTCGGCCATCGTCCGGACTGCTGCGGACCAGACATCGATACGCATTGCCTTGGCTGCGCAATGGCCGAAAGCAACAAGGGAGACGAGAAAGTCGCCGCATTGACGATCAAAATCGCCCGCCTGACCGAAAAAAACGCCGTCCTGCGCGATCTGCTGCGGGATTCGCTACCCATAATTGAGAGCGTCGGAGACGGCGATAGGCAATGGTCTGTTGCCGAACGCATCGAGCCGCTCATCAAAGCCGCAATCTACGGTCACCAGGATGGCGGGTTGTTTGACGGGTACGAAAAATGAATGATCTTTTCAAACTGCTGCCATGTCCGTTTTGCGGAGGTCGAGCAGAAATGGACACCATGACACCATTCACCAGCATTTTTACAGGGATGTCAGAAACCGGGATTTCTGCATACTGTACGGATTGCAGCGCCGAGATTATGGTATGCAGGCCTGATGTGCCTGACGTTACGGAGGAAATGGTTGCCGAAATGTGGAATACGAGAGCGCCGAGGACTTGTCTCGCTTGCTGCCGTGATGTGAAAAATATACACAAATATCCAGCAGAGTACGCCGATTACTAACGCATCCTGCGCGAGTCTCGCGCGGCAATGCTCGGCACGAAATACGAAGGGGCAATTGCCGCATAAGCGGCAGCCTCCTGAGAAGTCTTGCGGGCGAGCGACCCCCGCAGGACGCCGCAGCGAGCGCGGAATAGAAAACCTCGATACCTGCCAGCGGGGACCGCGTTGGCGTCCGGCCCGGACATTCTGGACAGGGCAAGCCCGGCAAGCTCAAAAGCCGGGGGAAAGAACTGAGCCGGTCAGCCCTGCTGGCGTACCGAAAACCGCCGAATAAGGGATATGTACTACCAGCCGCCTGCGGGCGGCTTTTTTGCGTCACCACTTGACGTGGTCCTTGACCCATAAGGCCGCGCCAAGCAGTGCTGCAGCGATTGGGATCAGGATCTTGAACCCCGACACCATCAATTTGCTGCCGCGCCACAGCAGGATCAATTCGTCAATCGCGGCCTTCGTCTCGCGCTCCTCGGCGATGTGAGTGATGATGCTGTCGTGAGTTGATCTGGCGACCTCCTCGATCGCATCGAGACGAGCATGCAACATCTCTGCCTCTGCCCGCCATGCTAAGCGGCGTTCTTCTCCCTGTTCGTCGATCATGATCAGCAATCCGTCGCGTCGGCGAATTCGGGGATCGTTTTCATAGCCGCATAGGCCGTGGGCAGGACATCTTGCCCGGCGACATACTCAAACGAGAATCCCACCATGGTCAGCGGTTGAGCCTCGCCCGCTGCGGCGTAAATTCCGGCCTCTACCTGGAACCCTGAGTACTTGCCTCCCATGATCCGATCGATGCGCATATAGGCGTTCGGCAATGTGATTCCTCGAAACGAGACAGATTTGGTAATAGCCATTTGAGACCTTTCAGTTGATCACAAGGAAGTTGACGCGCGTTTCAGCAGTCGGAGCTGCGTTCGCATAGAGTGTGAAACTGCCTGCTGCAGCCACTGCTTGAACGGATTTCATCGTCGCATCGTTGGCGGCAACTGTGGCAACGATGATCGAACTGGTCGTTACCAGCGAGTTGGTGACAACCTTCGACGCATCGGCAGCGGCGAAATTGACAGAACCGGCATTCTTGTTGATCGTCTGTGGTGTCGTCGTTCCGGTTGCGGTCACAGTCTTGCTGAACTGCATGTCGCCGGCGAAGTAGTTTGCGGCTGTGCCGCTCATGTAGCAGTTATAATTTCCAGCTCCGGCGGCAAGGTTGCCAAAAAATCCGTAATTGCTCGTCGCGCCAGAGAGGCCGGACGATACGGTAAATCCCGCCTGCAGAGTCACTGTTGCACTAGCTCCGAAGCTTGATTTAGTGGCGTAGAAATGGTGTAGCGCTGGCAACGTGAAGGCTGCATCTACGACACTCACGCCGCTCCGATAGGCGTATGCCGCAGTAGTAACACCGGACTGAACAGTGCCGCTGACCATGGCACCGTACGCACTTGCCGCGCCGGTAATCGGCCCAGGAATGTTCAGGACACGGTCTGACGACGTGCTGCCGCCAACCGCAGCGATGCCCGAGGCGCTGACATTTGTGAAAAACCCAGCCAGCGGCGTCACTGTTCCGATGATCACGTTGTTGAGCTGGTTCCCGCCACCGCTGACCGTGCCGCCCAGCGTGTGTGCCGGGAGCGTCCATGTAGCAGCGGCCGTCCATGCGCCGCCGACCGACGCAACCGTGTTGATAACCGGCGTGGTCAGTGTCGGCGTGGTGCCGAATACGAGCGCGCCGCTGCCGGTTTCGTTCGTTACAGCTGCGGCGAGGTTGGCGGAAGTCGGCGTGTGCAGGAAGGCGCGCAGCGTGCCGGCGATTGTCGGCAGGCCGGCTGTCCCGTAGGTCATGGCCAGACCTTCGTCCGGGTACTCGTGCTCCCAGGCCATGCTCGGGCCAATCGTCCCGGTAGCTCCGGTCAGCCCTGTTGCGCCCGCCGACTTGAGCACGCCCGCAGATGTGATGGTCTGCCAGCCGGCCGCGTGCGTGTAGGTCAGCCTGTCGCCGCTCGCCAACGTGACCTTGACGAGGTTATAGGTGCCGCTGCCGTTGTAGTAGCGGACCGTGATCGACTGCGTAATCAGATCGACGTTG